TATTATTAGGAGCAGTTATTATAAACTCAATCTTATCCCCATCATTCAAAGTATCATAGTCTTTTACAAAAAAATGACGCCCATCTTGTATTTGGGCATGAACTTCCTCAATAGTTTCCAAAGACAATGAAGCAGAGTCAAGCCTAGCTACATCAACTTGGTCTGAAGCAGTTCCATATTGCCCTTGAATTTTAACTTTACTTGGTCCACCAAAAGCAACCATACCCCCACCACCACCACTAGCCTTATAAAATTCCTTACCTGTAGTTAATCTAACTGGCAAATAATCTTTAGGATTTCTAATATCTCTTTGTATCTGAACTTTAAAAATCCTATTAACTATACTAGACAAATATTGAAGCAACGGGTCAAAAATATCACTATCCAGCTTAAACGGCTTCCACCACTTAGGCCTTTTAATTTCTACAGCCTCAACTTGGTTTTCAACCTCAACCTTAAATTTGTCAGGTATCTCTACTTTTAAAGAAGGAACAAGTTTTATTAATTCAGAAATCTTTTCAACAATCTCTTTTCTATTCCCCTCAACATTATCAGCCAATTTAACCAAGCTCTTTTTTACATCAACAATCTCTTGGTTAGCGGTCTTATTTTCTTCTACTATTTTAACTAGCCCCGCAACAATATCTTTAAGAAGTTCATTACTTTCATTCATAGAGCCTTTGTCTTAACCTATCTCTTATTTCCTCAGCCTCTTTAACAATTTTCTCCTTTTCTCCTTCTGCTTCCTTAATCTTCTCATCTAAGATTTTCTTAGCTTCCTTTTCAACTTCCTTAGCCTTCTTCTCAACCAGCCCCTCTATCTCCTTCTTTTTATCTTCAAGTTTATTTTCTAGCTTCCTTAAGTTAACTTTTACTTTTCTTTCTTTAACTTTGAGTTCTCTTATTTTTTCTTTTCTCTCTGCATACTTAACATAATTATCTCCGATACTCCTGCCAACTTTAACAACTGGGATAATTGTGCACCTACAATTTGCGTGCAAGGGCGGTGCTAATAAATCAGAATAATCCAATTTATAGATGCCGCCCTCAATACCTTCTAATTCAGTTCCCTGAGACAAGAAAGGAGCATCTAATTCTTTAACTCTATATTCTTTCTCCATAGCCAAACAAAACTCACAAGTCCTATCATCAGGGGTTGTTAACCACTCCTTAAACTCAACTAGGCCAGACTGTTTATAACCAGCAATATGGCCTAAGTTGTTTGCCCTAATAGTCTCAGTTCTGGCAATCATTGTTGCTCTCTTTCGGGTAGCTTGGTTGTAAACACTTTCCACCCTCTTGGCCAAAGCATCTACGCTTTCATCATTGGCTATTCCTTCTTGAAGTTGCTTAATTAATTTCTTCTTGGTAGTAGTATTTACAGAAACTGCTAAAAGATTTTCAAATTTGCTAACAAGATTAATAACTTCATCTTTAAAGCTAAATGTTTCAGTGCTACCAACGAAATCTAAGGCGGCCTGTCCAGCCTGAGCTATTATCAAATTAATTAGTGGGTCAACAACCTCAACTAAAATATCGCTTTCTTCCGCTATATCAAAAACATATTTATCAATAGCTTTTATGGCCTTAACTCTTTTAATTCCCCTTAGATTAGCTAACACTTTTTTCTCTTGGTCTTTAAAAAACTCAACCAAAGTCTTTTTAAACTTAACCTCTTGAACATCAGACCTAGCTATCATTTGCTTCCAGAAGGCCTCAGCTTTATCTCTGGGGATAAAATTAAACTCATCCTTCCTATTTTCCTTTTTCTTTACGGGCTTCTCAGCATTTCTGCTTAAGACATGGTAAATAATTTTTCTAAACTCCTTTGACTCCTTAATGCTAGTTTTAATCTTGCTCTTAATGACATCAGCAGGAGTTACTCTGTGTCTAACAATTACTCCCCTTTCTTTTTCTTCCTTAAATCTTGGTGTTCTAATATATGCCTTTGTTTTTCCTTCCGCCTCAGTAATAGGACTCATTTGAAAACCAGCAAAAATCCTGTCTCCCTCTTTTCCTATATCATCATAATCCATAATAGCCCTTGCTTCATTTATGGTTAACCATCCTACGCCAGTTTTCCCGCCAAGTCCGCTATTAACAATATCAAGGTTCATTTCAACATTTTCAGGAGATGGGTCTTTGTATCCCAAGTAAAGCGTTTCTCCTTCTCTCTGGAAATCAGGCATATAGAATTCATTTAAGAAAGCAACCAATCTAGCCATTTTGGGTTTAATAGTATTCTCAATAAATACCGCCTTATGTTCTTGAGCATTAGCCCTATTTACATCCTCGGTTATAGAAACAAGTGTCTTAGGAACTCTAAAAATAGAGAAAATCTCATCCCTTGAAAACTTCCTCATTTCTAAGAATTCCATATCCTTCATTGACTGCTTAAAGCCTGTATCTAATTTTAATCCGCCTGTAAGAATGGCAAACAAATGAGCCTTATCTACACCGCCAAACTTAGATCTCCATTGAGATTTGATTCTCTTAATCTCTTTATCTTTCAATGACTGATCTGTAGTAAGAATTGCTGAAGGTATGGCATTATTATAAAAGAAATATAAAAGAAATTCCTATTCCATTTAGTAGCAAAGAAATCTGTATCATAGGCATAAGCTCCAGCTTTTAAAGCACCCCGCCCTCTATATGGATTTTTGGGATTAAAGTATTTAAAATGAACAATCTCCTCAGGCTCAAATATCTTTGGATCACGGATTCCTGGAACATAATACTCATAGCCTCCAATAAAATCCCCCTTCTTTTTAGGAGGCATAATTTTCATCCAATCAGGCCTGAGAATCCACAATTCCTTCTTAACTCCACCATAATATTTATAAACAAAGGTCTCACCCACCAACTCAAGATAAGACTGAATACCCTCAAAGAAATCAAAGCGTGTTTGATAATCATTAACCCTTTCTAGGGTTTCTATAGCTTCATGATCTTCTTCAACTTGCTCAATCTTCTTGCCTTTTTTCCTATACAAAATAAACTCAATCTTTGATACTTCCTCAGCTATAGCTTTCACGCATGAATAAACCCAGCCCCTATATGCTTCAATGTAATCTTTATTCTTCTTGTCTGGGGGTTCTGGAAGCTTCATTACCTCCATCCTTGCACTCATGGGAGGAGCACCCTCAGATTTTTGCACAACAGTTTCGCTAGGAGAATCCAAAATATTAACTAAAGATTGTCTTAAGTTATCTATTATCCCCATGTTTTCAGTATATACCAATTTTTGGTAGCGTCAAATAATTCAAGGCTAACATTATCCCAAAAAAAGCATCTCCGTGTCCCTCAGGTGTTTCTAATGCTTTCAAATCATTCTGGACTGACATAATTTGTTTTTTCTGTCTTTGATTTTTTATTAATTTAATTTTCTTTTGCGTTCTTTTTTCATCAAACAAAGTAGCAAGAGCATTTTTCTTTTTAAGTGTTAAGGCAACCGCAATATATTCAGGCCCAAGCTCTCCTCTCTCCACATAAGTTTCAAGTTCTCCTCTTGTATTGTCATAATAAACCTTATCTATTTGTAAATTCTCAATAGCCATATCTATATACTCTTTCTGGTCTTTATAATCTACCTTATCAAAAAACTTCAAATGTATCTGTGTCCAAACACTTTTTTCCCCTTCCCCTTCCACTTCAAAAACTCCAAACCAAGCAGGATGTCTGTGCTTTCCCAAATCCCAGCCAGCAATAATATCTTTATCAGTATCCCTTTTAACATTAAAAGGAAAATTGGGAATATCAAACATCATCTCATCTATCTGCCCCTCATTGAAGAAAGCCTCCTCAGAATAAGAGGGTGAGCACAAATACTCTTGATTAAATATCTTTTCTCCTCTCTCAATTTTTCTCTCTTGTAGCTCCTCATAATTCATATGCTCAGGCCACAAAACAATCTTGTCTTTATTATCTAAAATTGCAGGCAGTATCCTTACTTCAAAGCGTCTCAAAAAATCTTTATCAAAGAAAAAGTCCTCATTGGTCTGTGGTGTTCCAACAATATGAAGAAAAGCTCCCTTGTTAGGAATATCTATAACCTGTGTTTTCATTACTTCATTTATTCTAGTAATAATTCTGGGGTCTAGTTTATCGGCGGGATCTTGGAAAGGATCATCTACATAAACACCGCCATTACAGTGAAGTCCTCTTTTAAAAGCCAAAAGCCCATGTGCTTCCATAGTAAAAAAGTTCCCAGGATTGCCACTCCAGTGATATTTAATAACCCCCTCCGCAAGCTCTTTATCATCTACCAAATCAGAATAAAACTCATTCCTTCTAATTAGTTCTTTAATTTTGCCTATATGATATTCTGCCAACTTCCTTTGATTACTAAAATAATGATATTCCCTTGAAAATCCTGCATCAGCATATTTCAAAAGCTCCCACATAAAATGAGCATAAAGTGAAGTAGATTTAAAATGATCTTTAGCTGATACCCTGACAGTCTTTTGGTGGTTCTGTAAGAAATTGACAGTTTTTGTTACAAACTCTCCGTCAATAAAATGTTCAAAGCTCTTAGCAAAGTTATTTTTTACAAAATAATCAAAGCTCAAGATGCTCTTGACTATTATCTGTGCTTTCTTTTCTTGATCCATCTTTCATCTCCTGTTTTATTTTTTTAACCAAATCAGACACATTTAAATCCATCTCTCCTAATTTCCTGGCAAACAACCCAGCATCAAATTTCAAATCAAATAATTGTCTTCTAGTATTAACCAAAGTTCTAATAGCACTTATCTTCTCCTTTTTACTACTATCAACCTTGCTAATTATTTTCCACAGCTCAATTATTAATTCCTTAGCTTCTTCCTCAAAACCCACTATTTCCTCCTCCAAACTTCTCTTTCTCAGCTTTTCTATTTCATCCTGCA